CCCTTGTTTTCGCCTTGCCCTCCCTGATTTCCTCCCTGATTTCCTCCCTGATTTCCTTCCTGATTTCCTTCCTGATTTCCTTCCTGATTTCCTTCGGAGTTCCCGCCGTCTTCCTTTTCTTCGTAAATCAGGGAACAATCTCCGTTGGAAGGTTCTTTCGCGTCCTCAATCAAGGCGCTGATTTTCCATGTTTTTATTTTATTTCCGTTTTCTCCGTCTTCTTCGTCTTCCTCCGCCTGAATTCCTTTCCCGGCTTTAATGACAATTTCGTCCGGGCGGATAATATAAACAGGTCCCCCGGCATGTCTCCAAATAAGTTCTTCCCCAATGGTAGCCAACGAAAATTCCAGGGAGGTTCCACTTCCTTCCGTGGCGGTTCCTTCCTGGACCACGCCGGAAGAAAATTCCCCGGCATCATCCAGCGTGACAACAAGCTTGATTTCCCCGGTATAGGTATCGCCCGCAATCAGGGTCCATTCTTTTTCCCCTACAACATATTCTTTTCCTTTAACAATTACGCGCCCCTGGTGGCAACACCAGCCCCAGGCCCCCGCGTCGTCCTTCCGGTACAGGACCGCAAAATCCATTTCCGGCAGGGGCAGGGCGTCAAAATGCTGCGGAACCATCATTTCCCCTGCGGTGCTGACGTTTTCTGACAGGTGGCGGATGCTGTCACCAAGAGCATTGAATTTTCCTGCGCTTAAAGGATCGCCTGCTTTGAAAATAGGTATCATGATTTCATGATATGTTTCCGGTTATCCCCTCATGGTGCGCTGCGCCTTTTTCAGCAGCCATGATTTCACTTTTTCATCCCGCTTCCGTATTTTGGCTTTCACTACTTCATCAAGTAATTGATTGATAATAAAGTTCATATTTGGGTGGTAGGCCGTGGAATTGGTAATGATTATTTCCCACTTTCCACGGCGGTTCACCAGCCGGGCCCGCCCGCCGCCGGTTCCGTGGCGTTTCACCCAGGCGGGGATGCCGGTTTTCCGTCCGCTCAATACCGCTCCGGCCATCCATCCGGCGGCCATGCGCCCCACGCGGGCCAGGCGCCGCTTATATTCCGCGTTCAGGGCCTGTTTTGTCGTCCAGGCCCGCGGGCCGTGCCAGTCCAGCTTCATTCCCTTCCGCCCGCGTTTCATCCCAAATCGTTTCAAGTGTGTGCGCGGATCCACAATCAGCACGGGATCTTTAGGGCGCGCGAGCATGAACGGGGAAAGATGGTGCGCTCCGTCGTCATAAGTCATCAGTTGGCCGCGGGAACGGTAATAGCGGGGCTTGGCAAATTCAGAGCCCATAATATCCCAGCGGATCCGCGTTTCCTGGCGGTTTTTCGCTTCCGCTCCCTGGACGCGGGCGCCGTTTCTTCCCCCGCCTGAAGGCGGCGTCCAGTCAATAGCCGCTTTGGTGAAAATCCGGCCATAGTCCAGGGCGGCTTCATGGGCCGCTTCTTGGGCGCCGGCTTCCAGTTCCCGGCAAAGCCGGGTGAAGCCGGCCATGTTGAATTCCGAACGGACTTTCATGATGCAAGATCCATGTGGATCATAGGATCCGTGTTGCCGCTCGTTACCGTGGTAATATAATATATGACCGGCTGATCCCCCAGCGGGGCGGAAACGGTGAGGCAGTCCCCGGCCCGCGGAAGCTTGGGAAGGTCATGGGCTCTCAACATGCAATGTGCCGTAACCTGTTTTTCCGCGCCTCCAATTTCCACGGTGTACCCCACGGCGGCGGGGGAAACAACGGCGTAACAATCCGCATACACGGCCCCTTTGCGCAACAGCCGCACACGTTCCCCCAATTCCCGGATCATGTCATTCCCTCCGGCGGTTAATAACTCACGTACACTCATTGATGATAATTTCGGAAAAAGGGCCGCCGCCCGGACGTTTGCACGGTTCCGACGGCGGCCCATAGTTCAACAAATACCGGACAGGTTATGCCGCGGCGGCGGTACTCAACAACCGCAGATTTTCCGGCAGGGCCACAACGGTTCCCACGGCGGCTTCTACGGAGTGCATAACCCCTTCCATCCCAGGTACAACCCATTGTTTCAGGTAAAGCTTGATGCCTCCGACGCTGCCCAGTTCGGAAACGAAAATGGCGCCGTTTTCGGTGGGAATCAAGGGCTGGCGGCTGATGATGCCGATGGCATTTTCATATCCCATATATCCAATGGTTTTTTTATCGTCAGACAGGGCTTCCAGGCCGGTAGCCTTGTAAATGCCGCCAATCCCGTACACGCCGGTTTCCAATTTCAGGCTGTCCGCGTTATAAGGCGTCAGCTTGGCGTGGTAGGTGGGATTCACCGTCAGGGCGGACACTTCCGGGATGATCAGTCCGGAAAGCACGGTTGCCACGTATTCCGGCGTGAAGCTTTCCAGCGTCACGCCGGAAATTACTTCCGGCGCGGCGGTCTTGATCTGCGTGTGCAAGTCCTTCAGGACGGCCTTGGCTACGGTTTCAATAGCCTTGTTCAGCTTCCCTTCCAGGCGGCTTCCGGCGGCCATGTCATAGGACGTGACCAGGAACGGGCGGCTGTAGCGGTTGCACTCAATGCTGACGGCATCCGTTTTGACGGCTGAAACGTTCCAATCTTCCGGGTTCTTGAGGGCTTCCCCTACTTCCCTGGCAATTTCAATGGTTAGCGTGACGGCCCGTCCTGGCCCAAAAGTCACAATTTCGTCCGTGTAGTCCGTTGTATAACGGTCCAGCGGGGCAAAAACCTCGCTTACCGCGGCAAGGCTTTTGCTTGCAACAGTTTTCCAGCCCAGGCCGGCAATGCTGTTCGTGTTTTCCGTCATGTGCATGCTGGGCTTCTGGTCGGTCAAATTGGTGACCGGGAACAGATCCTTCATATTAAACGGCTTGTTTCCTTTATTGGCGATAGTCATATGTTTTTTGTTTTCTAATAGTTGAATGTTAATATGTTGTTATTCTTCGGAAGAAGCGCTTCCGAACGCATAAACGGTTCCACTCACGTCCAGTTTCACGGGGCCCGTGTTGGTCATGCTGCGCTTGACAGTCTCAATGAATACCGTTGTGGCTTTGGGCGTGTTGTTCCAAATGGGCGGAATGGTATTATTCAAAAGGAGGGTGCTTCCCATGGTCAGCGTATAATCCCCTCCCAGGGGGAGGGCTCCGGACATGCTGAAGCTTAATTTTTCGTCAATGATGTAAACACCAATGACTTTTCCCATATGATCCTTCTGTTCGTATTTCTCCATGGACCCGTCAAAATTCATGCTTTCGACAAGGATCCCGGATTCGCTGTTTTTGATCCCGAATTCCGGCGTTGTCCCGTAAAGAGTTGGCATCGTATGATTTCTTTCTTGGTTGATTCTCCGGTCTGACGGGCCGGGACGTAGGAATCTCAATCGCGTTCAAAGCCATTTTTTCACGGCCTCCGGATAGGCGGACGTGACGGCAAGGCGGTCATCCACGGTCAGAGACATGAATTCTTCCCGGCTGGCGGGCAGGGCTACCGTTTGCGCCGGGGCGGTCATTTCGGTTTCCGTGGCTGACGGAAGATCGGAAGCGGGAATATTCAGGGCCGCCAATCTGGCCGTTACCTGTTTTTCCACCAGTTGTTCCGTGATTGCCGCCTGTTGATCCTGGGCGGCTTTCAGCTTCGCCACTTGGGCCTTCAGTCCCTTGTTCATGGCAGCCAGGCGGCTGTTCTGCATTTTCAGCGCTTTCAAGGGATCCTTTTTCTTCCCGGATCCCGTAAGGCCAAAAATACGCATGCAGATGCCCCCCGCGGCGTTTTTCAGGTTCAGGCGGCTTCCGGTCATGCCTGACGCCGGGGCGGTTTCTTCGTCTTCGTCGTCCCCTTCTTCCCCTGTAGGGCTTTCGTCGTCTTCTTCGTCATTGTTGCCGGTTTCCGCGGTGGCTGTGGATTCGTCGTCTTCGTCTCCGGCGTTTTCTTCGTCGTCGTCCTCACCGTTTCCGGCGCTTTCGTCGTCATGGATGACTTCATCCACAAAGCCGTAAGCAATGGCTTCCGCGGCGCTGTAATAGACGCTTGCCTTATGGTCATTGCTGACCTGTTCCCAGGACTTTCCGCATTTTCCGCCATAGATGGCAAACATGCGTTCCCGTTCTTTGATCAGCATGGCCGCATAATTCATGATTTCATCCGGGTTCCCCCAAACGCCCGCATAAGGCTGATGCACCATGAATTTAGCGCTTTCGCTCATGGCTACCGTATCGGCGGCCATGCACAGCAGGCTTGCCGCGCTGGCGGCCAGGCCATGAACTTCCGCCCGGACAGGGATCTTGCATGAACGGATGGCATCATACATGCTCAACGCGGAAAAAACGTCCCCGCCGGGCGAGTTCACGCGCAAGGTGATGCTGGACGCGCCCTGATTGGCGGCGGCTTTCAGCTTATCGGCAAATTCAAGGCATTGGGCGTCATCCCACCCAATA